TCTCGGCCGCCGCCGCCTTTTTTGCGAAGTAGTCCTCGTCAAGCGACCATTTCGTCTGCAGCAGGTCTTGCAGCTGCGCAAGCTCCTGATTCGCCGAGATCTTGCCGAGCTCGGCATCGGCTTGAATGGCTGCCTTCTTACGGGCGTAGACAGCGTTGGAGACCTTCTCGTCGGCAGCGAGCATGGAAAGTGCATCCCGCTCGCTCTGGACTGCAAGCTGCTTCTCGAGCTGATAGATATTTGATTCGACGGCGATGCGAGCCTTCGATCCAGTTTCGGTGAGCGCCAGCTTCTCTTGCCAGAAGGCTAATTCCTCGCCTTTCGAATCCCGAAAGAAGGCCCGCTCATCGAGGAGCTTGCTCTGAATATCGGATCGCCACTGCTGCAGTCGATCATCGGTTCCCCGCGCTACGCCATCCGCGCCATCTCCGCTGGCACCTGCGGTGGTCGCAATCCTCGGCCGGTCGGTTCGTGGCCGCCGAGCTGTAGAGCCTTCCGAAGCCGCTAAACTGGTTGACGGACCGGACGCCCTTTCCAACATGCCGCTGCCGATCGATCCGGCGAGGCCTGCAACGTTAGACTGCAGCGCACCGATCGTCGCCCCGATTTGCGCTGCCGCCGCATTTATTTGGGCCTGGGCTTGCTGCGCTGCGGCACCGAGACTGGCGAACTGCGCCTTCATTCCTTCGGTGGCTGCTTGGACGGAATTGGCCGCAGCCTCCAAACCGGATTGGAGGCCGTCGGTTTGTGCGCTGATAACGACGCTGGTTTCCATGTCGGCCATCGAGCCCTCGCAACAAAAAGCGCCGAGTAGCAGTCGGTCAGGTTCCTAAGTCCGAGGCCTCAATCGGCCGCTATCGGCTTTGCGCCGCAACTCCGCGAAATCGAGCTCGACGGATGTCAGACCGGCATGGACATCGCCGGAACCGAAACCGGGTCCGAGTTCGGCCAGGAGTGAGCTGGCGTCCGAGTCGGTCCTGTCCCCAAGACCGGATGACGTTTTCGATGGCATCCGGGTCCGCTTTTGACTGCTCAGACCCAGGTAAGCGGCGACAAGGATATGAACCGGCGGGTGTTCCGCCCAATAGGCGGTCAGCTCCTCCACATCGAGGAGCGTCATCGCATCGATTACGGGATAGGTGTAGCCGCAGGCGGTGGCGAGGAGGCCATAGATGTATCCCCAGCCATCTCCAGACCCGCTACGGGCATCGCCACCGCCACCGCTTCCCCCAAAGGGACGCCGCGGGTCTTTAGCCCTGATCCGGTCAGAACCGCGTTCAAGACCGCCCCGGCATTCCCGAGATCGAGCAGGTTTTCGACCTGTTCGAATGTCACATCGGGGTAGTTGCGCTGCAGGGCGGTCGCAACGATTTCCACCAGCACTGCGATCTGCGGTTCGCCCATAGACGCGTCGACCTCGGTCAATTGACGCACCTTGGGCATCAAGCGGCGCAACTGACCGAGGGTGAGCGGCGGGATTAGCCAGGTTTCTCCGCCCATTGCGATTTCGACTCCGGGTATCACTCTCCCCTCCGCCGATTATTCGACTGTACTGAGGTAACCTATCGTGCCTGAGGCATCGGCGAACGCACTGAAGTCGAGCTCGCTGATGGTCCAGGTGTCGACCTTCGTCGGGAACGACAGCTTGTTCGCGGTGCAGGCGTTTAGCCGCAATGCGGTGCCGTTGCCGTTATAGGTCGTGTAGAAGGTTGCCTTGAAGGTTGGCGTCGTTCCCATCAATTGGTTGGTGAGCGTCAATTTATTGCCGCTCGCCGCCACATTGTAGGTATACGAGATCAACAATGCGGCGTTCGCGTCGGCGGCCGAGAAGGTGTAAACGCCGCTCGAAAAGTTGACCGAGTATTGGCCGGCAGCCGAAGGCGTGGTGACCCGGTTGAAACGTTTCCCGCTGCCCGCATAGACGACGCCGAGGTCGTCATTGTAACTCGCTGCATTTGCGGGAGTCACCGTGTAGGGCGTGGTGGCCGGCACTGTCGCTGCCTCGAGCTGTGAGACAGCGAACTGGCCGGACGCCGGGGCAAGCCCAAAAAAGATGTCGGAATATAGAAGCCCCAGAATTTGGGCGAACTTGGCTTTCCCGGTGATCTTGCCTTGGCCCCGGGCAATGGCCACCGGAAATTGGAGTTGACCGTGAAGCTCCTTATCGGTCCAGTCGAAATCGATCTGGATGTCCTGGAGCACGCCGAATTGGCGCGGCCCGATGCCCGAGCCACTAACATCCGTGCGTTCACCCCATACCGCACCCGCGCCGAAGCTCAATTGCATGTTAAACAATCCCTCTCAAAAGCCGCTTCAAACTCTCCTTAGCGGCATAAGCGATGTTCCAGGCCTGAGTGTCGCGCGCGACAGCCGAGCCCGGGAAATGATCGTTCCACCAGCGCTCGATCAGCTCATCAATGCGAGCGGGTTCGACGCTTTCTTGCTCGCTGACGCCATCTTCAGTCATTGACCACCTCCTTTGCGCGTCCCGTGTCGCGGCCTTTGTTGACCTCAAATGCACAGGACTTCGATTGGGACAATTGCGATGGCCTGATCACCGAGAACGCCGTGGTCCGTCTCGATCCGGCCCGCGATGTAGGCGTGTTGCACCATTTCCTGCAGGCCGAGATTCTGAATCCCGGTTGCAGGCGACGGCGCCAGCGCGGCTTCGAGCGCATCGAGCAGCGGGTTCAAGATCGCCCCCGGCGCCAGGTAGGGGTCACTCGAATGGGCGTAAATGTAAAATTCGCTGGAGAGTGTCCAGACAATCGGCGACCCGAGGCGCTTCGTTACCGCAAGCCCCCCTTTTTCGCTCATAAACAATGCGGGCTGCTCGGCCGGAGCTACATCCGACCAATGGCGCAGCCGCCGGCTGGCGGTGGTAAACCTTGCGGCGCCAGCCCCCAGCGCCCAGAGCGCTGCATAGATCGTCTCGCGAGTAATCATCCATCCATCCCGACTGTTTCGCGGAGCGCCTCTTCGACTGCATCGCGAATTGCCGGGGTCATGTCCTCCAGCGCCGAACGCAAAAACGAGCGTTCCGGAAGATCCACCCGGCGGGTGTGGCCCTTCACTTCGATCGTCTTCCCCGTTATCGGCCGCCCAAACGCCTCGGTAATACGCCGCAGGCTCGCCTTTACGTTCACGGTTCCAGCAAACCCATATTCGTGAACCCGCGCATAGGCATTGTCACTGAACACGGCCCCGGTGACGGAGGCGGAGTGCTGGTCTACCCGGAAGCCGATATTCGACTTCAGCGATCCGGAGCTCGAGGACAATACCTCGCCGGACAGCTTATCTTGAACGCGACGCTGCAGCTCGATCGTAAGCTCGGTAATGGCACGCACGAGCCCCGAATTGGCTTCGGCGAGCAACTCACGGAGCCGGCCCGGCAGCCGATCACTGCCGACCAGTTGAACGGCGATCACTGGACTGCGGAGCCGCCGGCGCCGGCAATGCCCGGCTCGGCGATCGGCCGAACCCCGACAACCGGGATCACCATCCGATATTGCTGCAGCAGTGTTTTGATCGCATCGCTCATGTCCTTTTGCGCGTAAGTGACTGTCTCGGCGCCGCCGAGCGATTTTGAGACCTCCCCGATGCGGGTGCGCTCGCGGTAGCGCAGCGCGACGAGCTCGATGCAGGCTTGAGCAATATCGGCGGGTATGCTCGAATATCCGGCGGTATAGAAAAAAGCGACGTTCTGGACCCCGCGGTTGAAGCTATAGCCGCGGACGAACAATTGGGTGGGACTGAATACATAGCCCGCAGACTGGGTCGAGGCGGCGCGTGGAATTGTTTGGCCCCCAATCGTCAGCGACTGAACCTCGACCACTGGGAAACACGCGAATTGCAGTGATTCACCGCCCGTCCCGTCGCGCACTTCGGCGTAACCGGCGAGTGCGATCGTGCGACTGAGCCAGCTTTGAATATATTGACTGGCCGCGGTAATCAGGCGCGTCAGCAGCCCGTCATCGGTCACGGGAAAGGCGTTGTGCCCAGTTTGCAGCCATGCTTTGACATCGGCCAGTGTCGTCAAATCGCCGAAGGCCATTTGCTCGGTCCTCTACGCGAACCCCCCGGCGGAATACCGGGGGGGGGGCGCAATATCCATTTCTGTCGGAGGCTCACCCGTTCGCGATATTGCAGATAACGCCCATCGCGAAGGGTGCGTAGACCGCCAGCACTTCCTCGGCGTAAACCCCTACCTGCCGTTGGCGGGTGACGATCGGCCAGTCGATCTGGTAGTAGTCCTGCCGCGTCTTGATTTCGGCGACGTTCGGGA